TTACAGATGCAGGTCAACCTACTTCTCGCCAAGATGCGAAGGCACACACGTTTGCACCACTCTACGGAGCAACAGGCTTTGGCAGAACAAAAGCAGAAGCTGAGTACTACAAGCACTTCACAGAGAAGTATCAAGGCATCAAGTCATGGCATACCAGATTGGCTAAAGAAGCTTTGAATACAGGTAAGATAACGACACCATCAGGTAGGCAGTTTGCTTTCCCTGATGTGACAAGAAGAAGGAATGGTAGTGTATCACACTTCACGCAGATAAAGAACTATCCTGTTCAGTCATTTGCTACTGCTGATATAGTACCTCTTATTCTAATGAAGATAGATGGTATGCTAGACACCATGCGAAGTTGTGTGGTAAATAGTGTACATGATTCTATCGTGATAGACGTTCATCCTGAAGAGCAGAAGCAAGTGTTATATATTGTAACACAAGTTAATTCTCAGATGAAAGATTTGATTGAAAGTCACTTTGGTATTACATTCAATGTACCATTATTATTAGAAGCAAAAATAGGTTATAATTGGCTTGACACTAAAGATGTTAGCTGATATAACTACAAGACTTAAACAACATAGAAAGGAATTAATATGAATGATATAGTAACAATAACTGATAACTACGCAGAGATGGCACAGGTAATGGGTGTAGCTAACGAAGGTGGCAACCCACAACGTAAGCAAGCAAGTACCCTAGCAAGGATGCGTATACATCACACACCTATAATGGGTGAAGCAGAAGTCAATGGCAAGTCTATGAATGTAGAAGTTGTCAAGGGTGGTACATATAAACTAGAGATACCTGATGGAGAAACTTACTATGCATCATCTGCAAAGATAAGACCATTCATGCAGAGATTTATGTACAAGAGATTTGTTATGGCTTCAGGAGACACAGCTAATCGCTACATCAAAACTGTCATGGCAGATAATCTTAATATAGATTTGAAAGATAATGATGGTCAGTTTAACTGTGGTAAACCAGCAGGTTGGATTGCAGACTTCAAGGCATTACCTGAGAAGACACAAGAACTACTCAAGCAAATCAAAAGAGTACGTGTTGTGTTTGGTACTGTTGACTTAGTTGATGTAGTCAATTCTAAAGGTGAGCCTGTTGAAGTTCCTACTACTCCTTTCATATGGGAAGTAGAGAACAGAGATGCTTTCAAAACTGTAGGTGGTGTCTTTGCACAGTTAGCTAAGATAAAAAGACTTCCTGTTCAGCACATAGTTACTGCTAATACGGAAGAGAAAAAGTTACCTAATGGTAGTAGCTTCTATCTTCCAATCACATCTCTTGATGTTAGTAAGAGTATTGAACTTACCAAGGAAGACCAAGCAACCTTTGGTGACTTTGTGGCATGGGTGCAGAACTACAACGAGTATATACTTAACTCATGGAGTGAAAATGCTAATAGAGATATGGGTAGTGATGACATTGACGCAGTTGATTCTTTTGTTGACGTAGACATGGAAGAAGTAGCTTAATGAATCATCCTGCTGAATTGGCATTGCATCAGTATATGGAAGATGCCGTAAACGGTAGGTCTAAGATGTCTGAGGAAACTATTAATCAAGTTGCTTCAGACATCAAGGATGCTTTACACAGACAGTTTGGTTCGTCACAACCACGAGGTGACTTCTCTCTACGTATGTCAAACATAGGGAAACCAACCTGTCAGTTATGGTTTGCTAAGAACAAACCTGAAAAAGCATTACCTAAACCTACTACATTTATAATGAACATGATGTTAGGAGATATAGTTGAAGCTGTATTTAAAGGACTGCTTGTTGAAGCTAAAGTTGACTACACTGAATCTGAAAGGGTTTCATTGGAGTTGGATAACGACACCACTATTAATGGAACATACGACCTTATTATTGATGGTGCTGTTGACGATGTAAAGTCTGCATCTGATTGGTCATATCGTAATAAGTTTGAATCCTTTGAGACATTAAGAGATGGGGATTCATTTGGTTATGTAGGTCAACTTGCAGGGTATGCGAAAGCTTGTGACAAGAAAGCAGGTGGTTGGTGGGTAGTCAACAAAGCTAATGGACAATTCAAGTATGTTCCTGCTACCAACATAGACATGAAGGAAGAACTACAGAAGATACAAGACACTGTTAATACTGTTGAGAAGAATGAGTTCAAGAGGTGCTTTGAACCTGAAGTTGAAACATTCAGAGGTAAACCTACTGGCAACACAGTATTAAATAAGAACTGCATCTTCTGTGACTTTAGGTACGAGTGTTGGGATACATTACAAGAGTTACCTGCACAAGCATCACAGGCTAAACAACCTAAGATGGTTCAGTATATATCTTTAGCTACAGAGTCAGTTGCATGAAAGCACATAGCATCAGACGTGAAGCTATAAAGTATGGGTATAGGAGTGGGTTAGAACATGCTATCTCACTCTACCTTACTGAATTGAAACACAAATATACCTATGAAAGTATGAAGATAGAGTGGGAAGACTTAACATATAGGACTTACACACCTGACTTCATACTTAATAACGGTATCATAATAGAAACTAAGGGTAGGTTCTTAACTAATGACAGGAGAAAACATCTCTGCATAAAGCAGCAACACCCTAAGTTAGATATTAGATTTGTGTTCACCAACAGTAGAGCTAAGATTAGTAAGAGTTCTAAAACAAGTTATGCTTCTTGGTGTATTAAGCATGGGTTCAGATACTACGACAGGATTATTCCTGAAGATTGGTTGAAAGAGAAAGGTAAAAACAAACACCCTGACTTCATAAAGTTTAGGGGTGGTAAATTAAAAAGGAGTACACATGCCTAGTAAAAGAATAGTACCACGAGATTTTGTAATACGTATCAGACCTGAACTAGATAAAAAGAAAATGTGGAACGGTGTCGTTGATATAGTTATTATAACTGACAAGAAGAACCCTATGGGTGATGACGATTATTATCAAGTACTTCACTTAGCTAAAATGATGTGTGCTACTGTACCATTAATGGATGAGGATGAAGAACTTAGATTTGACCTAACAGATTATGTAAATAATGTTGACAAAGAGGGTATAAATAGTGTACAAAAGAGTAGTGCTAAAGTGAATAAGGTTGAAGATAATGTTATTCACATAACTATTGATACATCAACAAAAGGAAATGCATAAGACTATGATTAAGATGGAGTATGATAGGGATATGAGACACATGGAGTATATGAAACATAGGGAGGAACAAGAAATGAAATATAACAAAGACGAGGATATGGTCAATCATCCTAAACATTATAATGAATCAGGCATTGAATGTATAGATGCATTAGAAGCTATGTTAGGTGATGGATTCCAATCATACTTACAAGGTAACATCATGAAGTACTTATGGAGATACAAGTACAAGAATGGTGTAGAAGATTTAAAGAAAGCTGAGTGGTACTTACGTAAGCTAATAGAGGTTAAAGACAATGAGAATTAAAATCTTTATGACAGTCAGCATTGACCCTGAAGAGTATCCCATACCTGCTGATGGCAAGGTATCAGAAGAGATAGAAGAAGCAATAACAGAATACTTCTACGATATAGAAGGTGCAGATATAAAAAGTATTAAAACAATAATGGAGTAGCAACATGATTAATAATTATTTACCAACAGACTATCAAAACTTCATAGCACTCTCTCGCTATGCAAGATGGAAGGAAGAAGATGAACGCAGGGAGAATTGGGGAGAGACTGTAGACAGATACTTTGACTACATGACCACCCATCTTAAAAAGAACCACGGTTATACTATCACTAAAGCTCTAACGAACATGCTTAGAGAGCAGATAATGTCTCTTGGTATTATGCCTAGCATGAGAGCCTTGATGACATCAGGACCTGCCTTAGACCGTTGCCATGTAGGTGGCTATAACTGTAGCTACATACCTGTAGATAGTCCACGTTCATTTGATGAATGTATGTATGTATTAATGTGTGGCACAGGTGTTGGCTTCTCTGTTGAGAGAGAAGTTGTAGACAAGCTACCTATAGTTAATGAACACTTTGAAGATAGCACTACAGTAATCAAGGTAGGTGATAGTA